CATGGTGTAGATCGCGGCCATGGCGGCGAGGTGTTCGCGCGGGCGGCGGCCCCGCTGATTGATCCACTCCGCCAGCTTGCCGGTCAGCCCAGGTGGTCGCAGCAGGTCGACCCCGCGCACATCCAGCAGATCGACCGTCTTTTCCTCGACCACGGGGAAGTCGAACTCGACGTCTGGCCGGAACGTCACCGGCTGCTTCCAGCCGCCCTGCTCGGCGTAATGGACGAGGGTGCCGAGGGTCACAGGGTTGGCGGACTTGCCGAAGCTGTGCCACTTCCGCGCCATCTCCTCGGCCTTGTACTTCGCCGACTGCTGTGACCATGCGTCCCAGACGTCCAGCGCGGTGCCACCAGAGGCGTGGTGCAGCGCCATGCCGACCCGCACCCATGTCTCGTAATCATCGACGTCCGCAACATGGCGCACCATGTCCTGCAGGTCGTCATGGCTGACATCGACCGTCTGGCCGCCCAGTTCGGCACGGTGTCGCTCCGGCTTCTTCAGCTTGGCCAGCAACGCCTCCGGCGCATCCTCGATGTCGTCGGGAGTGCCGACCACGACCTCGTAGCGCTTTCCGCTGGCATGCAGGCTGCCCGCGCCCACGACGTAAGCCGCGCCAGACTTGAAGTCGATGCCGGGGTATTCCGACAGCTTCACGCAGAGCGCGAGGCCTTCCGGCACCCTGAAGAAATAGTGCCGTGACCCGCCGCCGGAGCCGGTGTTCACGATCAGACCAGCCCCAGCAATCGCGGGGATGTCTTCCAGAAGCTTCTGCAGGCTGGCAAGGCCACCGTTGCGGGCGTCGATGTCCACCACAAGCAGGCCGCGCAGCAGGACGCCGTAGCCGGTGTCGAACTGGCCCATCTGCTCCATCGTCTCCAGCTGCTCCTCCGACCAGTGCGGGGTGTGCTGCCAGTTGGAGACCAGCGGGTGCTTCAGCACCGCCTTGCAGGTCGGGTCGCCGCAGGCGCAGTGACCGTCAGGGGTAGCGCCATGGAGACCGAAGACGAGATGTCCGGCCCCCCAGAAGGAGCGATGTGTCATGATGATGTTCAGCCGAACAGGTAGTTGCCAAGCTTCTCGATGGTCGTCAGGGTAGGCGTCTCGCCGCGCCCCTTGGCGATGTTTCGTACCGTGTTTTCGTGCAGGCCCGTGGCCGCTGCCACCTTGGACAGGTTGCGGTCGTCCAGCGCCATCCGGATGCGGACAAGCTGCTCGTCGATGGTCGCCTTGATGACGTCAGCGGGTTTCTCCTGCTTTTCGGGGGTGTCCGACATTGTTGTTGTCTCCTGTGTCACAAAATGCGTGTTGACATTCGCACAGTGCGCCGCGTAACGTCAACCCGTTGAGCGAAGAGAAAGGAGCGAGAATGAGTATTCTCGAAACGATCAGCAAGCCGAAGAACCGGCCTGTCGTTGCCACCATCTTGGGTGACGCGGGCCTCGGCAAGACGAGCCTTGCCGCCACCTTCCCGAAACCGATCTTCATTCGCGCCGAGGATGGCCTGTCGTCCATCCCTGAGAGCCAGCGGCCTGACGCCTTCCCGCGTCTGCATTCGGTCGTCGATCTCTGGGAGCAGCTGGCCGCTCTGGTGAAAGAGGATCACGGGTACAGCACGGTCGTCATCGACAGTGTCACGGCGCTGGAGGTCATGTTCGTGGACCATGTCATCGAAAGTGACCCGAGGAACCCGAAGGGCATCCAGCAGGCCCACGGGGGATACGGTGCGGGCCGTGACATGGTGTCCTCCATGCACCGCCGCGTCCGCAAGGCCGCAGAGATGCTGGTGGATCGTGGCGTGAACGTGGTGTTCGTGGCCCATGCCGATACCGTGCGGATCGAGCCGCCGGACGCCGACCCCTACACGAAGTTCTCCATGCGGCTGCACGAAAAGTCGATGCAGCCCTATGTGGACAACGTCGATCTGGTCGGCTTCCTCCGGCTGGAGACGTTCGTGACCGGCGACGGCGAAAGGAAGAAGGCGATCTCGGATGGCACCCGACAGCTTGTCTGTCACGCCGTGGCGTCCAACGTGTCGAAGAACCGCTTCGGCATCACGGAACCCATCGAGGTCAAGTACGGGGAAAACCCCCTCGCGGCCTTCATCCCGCAACTGCAAACGAAACCCACCACCAAGGCGAAAGGTGAATAACGATGTCCTTCTGGAACCTCTCTGACGGCGAAGACGTCAAGTCCAACACCACCGGCGAATTCGATCAGGGCGGCGGTCGCATGGAAGTCATCCCCGACAATACGTCGGTGCTGGCGGCCATCGACGAGGCCAAGTGGGATCGTACGCAGGATCAGGACCGGTTCATCTCCCTGCGCTGGACCGTCCTCGCGCCGGAAGAGTTCAAGAACCGGAAAATCTTCCAGAAGGTCTGGGTGCTGGACCCCAAGCCCAACACCAAGCCGGAGAAGGTCGATCAGGTCCGCGACAAGGCCAAGCGCATGCTGGCGGCCATCGACATGAACGCGGGCGGCAAGCTGCTGGCCAAGGGCGAGATGCCCACGGACGAGAGCCTGACGGCCTGCCTCACCAACAAGCCCATGGTCATCAAGGTCATGGTCTGGGAAATGCCGGATCGCCAGAACGGCGGCACGGCGCAGGGCAACTGGGTTGGCGCGGTGTCGCCGAAATCCTCGCCTGTCTCCTCGCAGGAGGAGATCGAGAAGAATGCCGCAGCCATGGCCAAGCGGCCTCCGGCGACCGGCGGCGGGATGGGCGGCGGTCGGCGTGTTGATGATGACGACGCCATTCCATTCTAACGGGATGTCTTGACATATACCGTTATGGCCCCTTAACTGGGGCCATGACACATACCTGCAAAATATGCGGCGCAACCAGTGACGTCTCCGAATTTTACAGGGGCATCAATACGCGCTGCAAAGAGTGCCACAAAGCCGCTGTTAAACAAAACAGGCTGAAGAATGCCGATCAGTATCGCGCATATGATGCCAAACGGTTTCAGAGCGATCCGAAGGTTCGGGAGAGGCACCGCCGGTATCAAAAAACCCCAGCTGGCAAGGCGTCCGTCGATGCCAGCAGGAAAAGATGGATGGCAATGTCGCCAGAGAAAAGGGCGGCGCATGTCATCCTTGGGAATGCGGTTCGGGACGGCAGGATCAAGAAGCCAGACGCATGCGAAAGATGCGGCAAGGTGGAGGAGAAAAGCCGGAACATCCACGGTCATCATGATGACTATGCATTCCCCCTGAGTGTAATCTGGCTGTGTGCGACTTGCCACAAAGCTGAACACAAGTGAGCAACCGGTGGGGGCGTTCGCGCCCCCGCCACCCTATGACCCTTTGCATTGAGCATGACCATGACCCGATTGACCAAGGACGCCCGCGAGACGCTGTATCGCCAGATCATGTGCGGTATCCCGAACATCGACTACCTCGCCAAGATCAAGAAGATCGGCGAGGAGGAGATCATCCGCTTCGCGCCAAAGGCGGTGCAGGCGGCCTATGCCGACGAGACCAGTCGGCGCTACCTGCGGACCGAGAACTTCTGCCTCCGGCGCGGCAACCATTCGCTGTTCTGGCACCGCTGCCACGGGCTGACAGAAGACCTCATCCTGCGGATGGACGAAAACGTGACGGCCTACCTCAGGGAAGGCACCGTGCATCACGCGATTGCCACGCGGATCGGTGCCGACAACCTGCTGAACAAGTACCTGCAGCAGGAGGCCCTGCGGGAAAGCGTGTCGAAGCGGCTGAAGGCCAACCTTGAGGCTGCCAAAACGATCAAGCAGCTTTACGAGACGCTGGAGCCGGAATTGCACCGCTTCATCCCGAAGGAGCCGGAGGCGGTGAAGAAGGTGAACCTGCCCGCGACCGTCGCGCCGGTCGTGGATGATCTGAAGAAGCTGGGATTTGCGTAATGGACAAAGACCTGAAACTGATCGGCATTATCTGCCTCACGATCATCATTTGCGTGGCGCTGATGACCAGCTGCGCCAAGGTCACGGGGTTTTCCTGATGGAACAACGCTCTCCTGAATGGTTCGCTGCCCGCAAGGGCCGCGTGACTGGGTCCGCCATCGGCGCGATCCTAGGCCTCGATCCGAACCGCACCCGCGAGGAGGTGCTGCGCGAGATGGTGCGGACCTATCATGCCGCGCCGCGCGAGTTCCAAGGCAACATCGCCACCCAGTGGGGCGTGACGCATGAGCCGGAGGCGATGCAGGACTTCGAACACGCCACCGGCGCGGAGGTGCAGCGGGCGTCCTTCTGCATCCACGACACCATCCCGTGGCTGGGGGCAAGCCCTGACGGCTTCGTGGGCGACGACGCGCTGCTGGAGATCAAATGCCCCTTCGGACTGCGCGACAAGCCTGCGCCGGTGCCGTTCAAGACGGCCAAGGAACAGCCGCATTACTATGCCCAGATGCAGGTGCAGATGTATGTGACATATCGGTCCGCATGCTTCTTCTGGCAGTGGACGCCCAACGACAGCAAGCTGGAAACAGTGGAGTACGACGGCGATTACATCGCCGAAATCTTCCCGCAGCTGCAGGACTTCTACAACGAGTTCCTTGCCGCCATCGACGCGCCGGAGGCCTATCTGGAGGAACCGCGCAAGGTGATCGACACGCCGCGCGCGCTGCAGATGCTGGCAGAGTATGACGACCTGACCACGGCCATCGAACAGGCCGAGGCCCGCAAGAAGGAACTGCTGGCCGAGATCGTGAAGATGGCGGGCGAGAAGAACGCCGTCTTCGGCGGGCGCAAGCTGACCAAGGTCGAGAAGGCGGGGTCGATCTCCTACGCCGCCGCGATCAAGGTGCTGGCCCCGAACGCCAATCTGGAGCCGTGGCGCGGCAAGCCCTCCAGCTTCTGGAAGCTGTCGTGATGGACTGGAAGAACCCCATCTTCAAGGCGCTGGACGAGACCGGCATGCCTTGGCAGGTGACCAACGGCAACGGTCACAAGAAGATCATCCTCTCCGGCCATCTGGTCGGGGTGATGTCGGCGCGGAAGGACCGCCATGACCCACGGGCGATGCACAACGTCGTCCACCAGATCAGGCGGAAGGCGCGGGAGTTGCGGTCGTGACGGACAGGGAGATGGAACTGGAGCATGAGGTGGCGCGTCTGCGGATGCATGCCCGCGACCTGCAGCGTCGTCTGGAGCGCGCCCGCCGCGACGCGCTCCTTTACGCCGCCAGCTTCTGCGAGGATCATGAAATGGGTCTGGATCGCGGCAAGTACGTCTGCAGCCCCGCGCATAAGGACCGCAAGTACACCCACGCCGGTGACGGCTACGCGGCCAAGCTGAGGGAGATCGCCAAGTGACCCTCCGCCCTTACCAGCAGGACAGCCACGACGCGGTCGTGGCGTGGATCAAGAAGAACCGCGCGCCCTGCCTGATCGAGGCAGCCACCGGCGCGGGCAAGAGCCACATCATCGCGGCGCTGGCCGAGACGGTGCATGCGATCTCCAATGGCAAGCATGTGCTGGTCCTCCAGCCCTCCGCCGAACTGGTGGAGCAGAACGCCGAGAAGTATCGGGCCACCGGCGCGAAGTGTTCGATCTTCTCGGCGTCTGCAGGGGAGAAGAGCCTTCGGTATCCCGTGGTTTTCGGCACCCCCCTGACGGTGAAAAACCGCATCTCGCGCTTTGGTTCCCAGTTCGCGGTCGTGATCGTCGACGAGTGCCACGTGATCACGCCGACGGTGCTGTCGATCATCGAGGCGATGAAGGAGGCCAACCCCAATCTGCGCGTCGTCGGCCTCTCGGCCACGCCCTACCGCATGGGGACCGGCTACATCTTCGCCCAGTGGCCGGACGGTAAGCCGGTGCGCGAAGACGAGACGCGGGAACCCTATTTCGGGGCCTGCGTCTACCGCATCCGCGCCCGCGCCCTGATCGACATGGGCTACCTGACGCCGCCGGTCGTCGGCAGCATCGGCGTTGCATCGTACGAAACACTGAACATGCAGCTGAACGCGCGGGGACAGTTCGACGCCGCCGACATCGACCGCGCCTTCCATGGGCAGGGCCGGAAGACCGCCGAGATCATCGCCGACATCGTCGGCCAATCACGCAACCGGCAGGGCGTGATGATCTTCGCGGCCACGGTGCGCCACGCCGAGGAATGCATGGCCAGCCTGCCGCCCAGCCTGTCGGCGCTGGTCACCGGCGAGACCAAGAAGGCGGAGCGCAAGCGCATCCTCGCCGCGTTCAAGGCCCGCAAGATCAAGTATCTGGTCAACGTCTCGGTCCTGACCACCGGCTTCGACGCGCCGCATGTGGACGTCATCGCCATGCTGCGCGCGACCGAAAGCGTTGGCCTGCTGCAGCAGATCATCGGGCGCGGCCTGCGCCTCGATGCAGGCAAGACCAACTGCATGGTGCTGGACTACGCCCAGAACATCGACCGGCACTGCCCTGACGGCGACATCTTCTCGCCGGAGGTGAAGGTGAAAGGCGGCGACAAGGAGGCGGGCATCCTGCCCTGCACATGCCCCACCTGCGGGGTCGTGAACGAGTTCTCCCCGCGCCCGAATGACGACGGTTACGAGGTGGACGAGAACGGCTACTTCCTCGACCTCGACGGCAACCGGATCGACACCGAATGGGGCGCGATGCCCGCGCATTTCGGGCGGCGCTGCCTCGGCATGTCGACGGTCGCCGGTGATCTGGTGCGCTGCGATTATCGCTGGACCTCCAAGCCCTGCCCGTCCTGCGAAGCCCCGAACGACATCGCGGCGCGCTACTGCACCGAGTGCAAGGGCGAGATCGTGGACCCGAACGAGAAGCTGCGCCTCGACTTCAAGGCCCTGAAGCGCGACCCTACGCGCGCCCAGACCGATGTGGTGATCAGCTGGAAGATCGTGCCGTCGATCTCGCGCACCGGCAAGGAAACGGACAGGGTTGACGTCGTCACCCCGTATCGGTCATTTTCCTTCTGGGTACTGCGCGTTCCGACGTTCAGCCGCGCCATGAAGGACAGGGCCGCGCTGGATGCTCTGGGCGGGCAGCCGCCGATGACCATTACTTATCAGAAGGACGCGGAAACCGGCTTCTACCGCGCCCTCGCATATAACAGGACAGCAGATGCGGCTCCCGCAGGACATCCCGATCTGGGGAAATCCCGACTTCAGAGGCAAATGCCCAGCGGAGACGCTGGAGCAGGTGACCTTTTTCGCGCGGCTCAGGCGGGATTTTCCCGATAGCTACGGCCTCCTCGCGCTGCACCCGCGCAACGAGGGCAAGCGCACCCACCTGCAAGCCGCCAAAGAGAAGAGCGAGGGCATGGTGACGGGGGCGACGGACATCGTCATCCCCGCCCGCGTCGCCTTCGTCTGCGAACTGAAGCGGCGCGACCACACCCAGAGCAAGATCGCCGAGGAGCAGCTGGCATACCTGCGGGCCGCCAAGGCCGCCGGTGCCTATGCCTGCGTCGCGCTAGGCTGTGACGCCGCGTGGGAGGCGTTCCACCATTGGCGGGGGCTGCTGCATGTGGAAACCTGAACAGCGGCCCAGCGTTCGTGTCCAGCGCGTCCTGCGGGGCGAGGTGCGGCTGCAGGACGAGGACGCCTCGATCCAGTCGGTCTGCTCGTTCTACATCTACGAGGGCGCGAGGGAGTTGCTGGCGATCCCGAACAAGGAGGCGCGCCGTCGCGCGCTGCAAAAGGTGCCGGAGTTGATCCGGCCCCACATCGAGAAAGAAGCATGGCGGATATACGACCAAAGTCGGAGCCGGTGAAGTTCTTCTTCACCATGAACATGCAGAGCCGCAGCGGCAATCCGACCCATCAGGTGGTCGGGTCTGCGCGTCATGTGAACAGCTTGGGCGATCTGGTGGAACTGATGCAGCATCGGGACTTCATCATCGTCGAGGAATTCTACAAGAACCCCGATGGCAGCTATTATAGCCGTGGCGACACGATCCTGAACACCGCGCACATCGGCAAGGTGAAGGTGAACGCGCCGTGACATGGGAGAAGCTGCGCAATGGGTCTTCCGAGAACGCGGCCAAGCTGCGGCGGGACAGGCCATGTGTGTCGCGCAGCAGGGAGCGTCCGGAGGAGGCCTACCTGATGCTGCCGAGCAGCATGGCGGATGGGGAGCGCGTGTCGATCTACGCGGACGAAAGGGGCCGGATCGCGTTCGAATTCGACATCGCCGGTGATTATGCCGTCCGCGCCACCAGTCGGACCAGTCGGACGCGGCGGATCAACATCCCGAAGCGGCTGGCCCCCGCGATCCCGTTCGGTCTGCATGACGTCGATCTGCAGCGCACCGCCGAGGGCTGGCTGGTCCTTGACCCTCAGGCCTTGGCGTAGGTCCGGAAGAAGTCGTCGATCTCGCCCTTGGAGCGCCCCTGCGCCAGTGCCATCATCTCCACCAAGGGGTCGCTGCGCATGACCTCGGAGGGCCGCGCGGCGCGGGCTTTGGCGGCGAACCGCTGGTCGGCAGGCAGCAGCTGGATCGTGGTCAGGACGGCGTTCGGCAACACGCCTTGCAGCCACGCCTCGCCCTCGGCCTCGGTGATCCATTGCTGCGCCACCAGACCGATCAGAAGCTGGGCGAAGCTGATCGACGAGGGGACGAACACCTCTTCTGGGGCAGGATCGGGTTCCGGTTCCACGGGTGCCTCTGAGAGCAGGTATTCCCCGCTCGACCACCCCGCATAGGCTGGCGACACGACGTCTCCGTTCGGCAGGGTAAACTGGCCGGAGGGGGCGACGTTCTTGATGACTTGGCCGTTCTTCGTCAGGACTAGCATGTTTTCCTCAGGATGATCTTAGGACGGTGCCGTTGTTGCCGGTGACTATAAGGACGCCGTTATATCCAGCGGCACCGTACAGGTCTTGGGTCGTCCCGCTGCTTCTGGCAGTCCAAGTGATGCCGTTGGGCGAAGTGTAAATCTTACCAGCTGACCCGACGGCGACGAACTGGTTCTCGCACCAAGAGACCCCATACATGTTGGCCGCAGATACGCGAAGCGTCCATGAGGTGAGGTTCGTCGAGGAATAAATGCCGCTCGGTCCAGTCACCACGCCGATAGAGTTCCCCCACGCGACGTCGGTGATCCGTCCGGACAGCCCTGTAGGGGTTCCGGTCCACGACGTCGAGGATGTGGGGATGGCGTTGACGTATTTGTATTGGGTGCCACCAGCGAAGGTGCGGTTCAGGGAGGAGACGTAAATCCCGCATTCGACCGAGTTCGCGCCGACCGCACCCTGCGGGCCATACGTCCAGCTGGTGCCGTTGGCAGAGGCATAGATATATCCATCTCCGCCGCCAGTGCCGGAGCCGATAACGAAGTACCCGTCGTTGTACTTTGCCCGCCAGTTGTCACGCGAAGCGCTTGCGCGCAGCGTCCAAGAGGAGCCATCCGAGGACGAGTAGATGCCGTTTCCACCATCGTCCGTGATCACGAACAGACCGTTGCCGAAAGCGCTCCCGAAGCTTTGGTCGGACGAACCGGTCGAAACAGAAGACCAAGTCGTTCCATAGTCCACAGACCGGAACACCGTCCCCGTAAAGCCCGAACTGGCAGCGATAAACACCCCAGTAGAACTCACGGACAGTTGCCGCAGCTCCGCAAACGTAGAGACGGAACCCACCGCCTGCCAATTCGCCCCTGCGGTCGACGTCGGCACAGCGACTGGCATCAGCGGGAAGGTCATTGCAACGCCACCGTGTTGGCCAAGGTGAACCCGTTGCACTTCGTGATGTAGACGAAGAAGTCATGTCCGTTCGTCGTGGTGAACGGGTTCCCTGCGGTCCGGCTGAACCCAGACAGCGTGATGGCACCGGCGGACGCGCCATTGGTGATCTGGATGACGAGGGTGTAGTCGCCTGCGGCGGACGGAGCCGCCAAGGTGAAGGCCCCGTTGTTGACGATCCGCTTCATGTTCCCGCCCACCGGCGTGGGGGTATAGGTTCCGGACGACTGTGTGCCGTCATCATCCGCCGTCGTGGTGATCCCAGCGTAGTCGAGGGCCTGCACGGGCGTTCCGGTCGCCAGCCTGCCGGTGATGACCGTGTCGCCCGCCAAGGTCATGGCACCGGTCGAGGTGATGCGAGCCACCTCGGATGCGGCGGCACCGCCAGCCATCAGCGCGAGGACGAAATCAAAGTCCTCCGACCCAGAAGAAACATCCGTGGCAATCGCGGAGACCGTCATGCCAACCTCGGTGTTGCCGACCGCCGTCTCTGCCGCGAAACCCATGGTGGTTCCGATGCCAGCGGCAGGTGTCCCGCTCGACTGGCTGTCGATACGCAACGCCTCCGTGGCCGTGTTCGTGGCGGCAGTGCCGGCCTGAATGGTCAGGCGCGTCCCGTTGTAGGTCAGGCCCGCCGTGCCTATAAGGGTTCCGCCGCTGTTGTAGGCGACAGTCCCGTCACTTCCGACCGACCCGACGCTGCTGTCGACGGTGTAAATGTTGGTTCCGTCCGAGTAGACCGAGCGGCGCGTCCCAGACGCGACTGTGGTGGAAGCGCCTCCGGCGACGTTACCGATGGTGAGGGTAAAGCTGCCGGTGGTGTTGTTGGACACGATCCACTCGCCGCCGACGCCGGACGGAACCTGATAGGTCACGTTCGACGTCAGGACGCCGGTGAAGTTCAAGATCAGCTTCTGGTATTCCGAAGCGGTCAGGACCACGGGGGACGCGCCGACGCCGGTGACGCTTTTCGTGGTCACGCCGCCCAGTGCGGCGTCCAGAACGCCGAAGTTGGTGTTCAGCGGCGTGTTCCAGTTGGTGGCGTTCAGGGCGGGTTGCTCTAGGCCCTTGTTTGCTGTTGCCATCAGATGCTCCTGTTCGCCACTTCAAGGGCATGCGCGATGTGATCATCATGCACATCCAGCAGGGCTTCGGTTCCCTTGCTGATCCCCTTCTTAGCACGTTCCGCCGCGACCACCAACTGGTCCGCAAGGCTGTCGTGGTTGACACCCACGCGGCCACCGGACTTCCTGCCAGCGCGCTCCATGACACTGGGGACCGAGGATGCGCCGCCTATTGCTCCTGCGGCAGTTCCGGTCAGGCCACTGGTCGAGTTGACCAGCTGGTTCCCCAGATACCGCTGCACCATCGGGTTCATCGCGGTTCCGCGAAGGGCGTCCTTGCCGAACTCGTACAGCGGACGCCCGATGGCGGCACCCGTGGCGATGCCGGTCATCAGGGGGCCTGCGCCGAGGAACTGCGCCCCCTGAAGCGCGCCGAAGCCAGCGCCTGCAGCCGTGGCCAGCGGGCCAGCCTTCCGCACGACGCTGTCAACAAGTCCGTGCCGGACGGTCTTCGGGAGAGGGTTCAGCATGGAAAGGGCGTTTCCTGCAAACTCTCCGATCTCACCGCGCCGACCGGTGACAATGCCAGCCTTGTCCTGCTTCGCCAGTGCGGCCATCAGGTCTTTGGGCGTGATGATGCCTTCCACACCAGCAGCTTTCGTCATCTTGAGCGCGTCCTGCACCGCGAGGAAGTTGCGGTACTGGTCGCGCGCCTCCTGCCACGCCTTGATGCGCTCCGGCTGCCCCATGGCCCGCATGGAGTTCTCCAGTGCCTCGTCGATGGCCTCGCGCAGCATGAAGGAGGTGCCGCGGATACCCTCGCTGTCGCTGTAAAGAAGCTTTCCGAGGCTCGACCGCCACGACGCAAGCTGGTCTCCGGCAATAGGGGTTCCGGAGTTCATCGACTGGTTGATGCGATCCAAGATGCCACGGATCAGCGGGATGCGCTGCGCATCAGGCGTCATGTCATCGTAGAACTTCGCAGCATCAGCCGCTTTCAGGGCAAGCGGCATGCTTGGCGGCACATCGACGCCCGCGACCGAGGACCGCAGCTGAGATGTGATCCGCTGCTCCGCTGCCGCCATGGCCTGCGGGGTGGCGAGGTCATCGGCGGAACCGAGGAAGCGCATGCTGGCCGAGGTGAATGCCTTGGCCTGCTGGCTGTCTGGCGCGGCCCCAGCGATCATCTGGCCCAACGGCGTGTCCGCTTCTGCATTCAGCACGGAACGGCTGCCGGTGGCCTGTCCCGCCGTCACCGGAACACCCCGCGCGCGCATTTCGGCAGCTGCAGCAATGCGGGCCGGATCAGCGCCGCCGGTCGGAGAAATAATGCCGCGCACAAGGTTTTCCGCCTTGTTGGCCGCGACACCGCCGAGGATCGCGCCCGCGAGGCGCGCCGCCGGTTCCATGTATGGGTTGGATGACCTCTCTGCCAGCTGACCGGCGAACTCACTGGCAATGGCGGGAGCGACCGCGCCGCGCAAAACGGTGGGGAGGACGGATGTGCCGCCGGTCAGCGCCGTGGCTGCGGCGCTTGGCACAAACTCCCCAATGGTTCCAGCGTATCGCCCGATCTGCGTCTGTGGCTCGTAGCCCATCACGGACGGCAGTTCGCGCGTCACGGTGTCGGTGGCCCGCTCCCCGCTGACGGCTCTGCCCATCGCGCCGGGCATAACCGCCATGGCCCCACGCTCCATCCACTCCGGAATGTCTTTGCCGGTCAGGTACTCCGCCGCGCGGAAGCCGCCGGAAACGATGTCCCCAGGCATATCTGCCAGTGCCGCCGTGCCTTTGACGATGCCAGAACCGAGAGACTTTGCGGCATCCATGAAGGTGTCCCCCATGGATGGCTCCTGACCGACAGCCTTGAGGAGTTCTGCGTCACTGGGGCCGCTGGGCGCAGGCTTTCCCTGCGCCGACGAAGGGGCCTGAAGCGACCGGAGAAGTTCCTCGTCGCTCACGCCGCTAAGATCAGAACCCGCCATTTTGCGCCTCCCTTACGGCTGTGACGGAGGGGCAAAAGTCCCATCCGGCCTCTTGGTGTACCCGCGCCTCAACAGTTCCGCCTCCGCCGAGGCGGGGTCGATGGCCTCTCCAGCGAAGCGCGGCATGCGGGCATAGCTGTCGTCGACATACTGCTGGAACCGCTTCCCGCCATCGGCGAACGCCTTCTGATAGGAGAAGATGTCTGTGCCGTGGATCGCGGGGTCGTAGCTGTTGTAGAGGTCCATCTTGTAGCGGGCCTCGGCCTCGGCGATGGCCAGAAGCTTCTTGATTGCCTCCGGCTGCATGTCTGGGCCAGGCGTGATGGTCTGCAGAAACTCGATGGAGGCCGCAGGTGCGCCGCCAGGCAAGGCTGACAAGCGCGCTGACATGATTTCGCCGGTCCCCTTCAGCGCGATCTGGTACTGCGCGGGGTCGGTCAGATCGTACGACTGCCAGCCGGTCATGTTGTTCGGGTCGATGGCGGACAAAAGCGCGCCAGCCTGCGCGCCGAGGCCTGCCAGCGATCCCGCCTCCATCTTCTGGTACACGCCCTTCATCTGGGCGATGGCCGAAATTTGCCGAGCCGAGGCATCCATCACCTCAGGCGCTTCAGCGCGGAAAGCTGCAGTGGCTTCTCGGTTTGCAGCAGCTTGGGCCTGCGTGTCGCCCACGGAGACGTAGCCTGGTATCTGGAACTGTTCGCCAGTCCGCGCATCCACGGTCATGCCGCCGCTGGCGTTGATCTCGTCCAGTCGTGCCTTGGCGGCCTGCACCTGACGCCCAATCGGCGTGTCGGGTCCGTAGAAGTTGTTGTCCTGAATGAACCGTTGCAGGGAGACCGGATCATCCTGCATGCGGACGGTGCGGCCTCCGATGTCCACGCTGCCGTTTTGGAACGTACGATAATCCAGCTTCTCCAAGCCGGTCTCAGTGGTTGGGGTATATGCGCCCGACAGGATGTCCTGCGCCGTTGCCGTTTCAGGAAACTGCAGGGTAATGCCGTTCATGCGGGCGTACTGGGCGGGGGTCAGGTTGGTGCCGTTCAGTTCGTTCCACTGCATCGTGTCCATGGCCACGGCGCGCATGTTTTCGAGGTTCTTGGCCCCGATGTCCGCGCGGCGCTGCTCCAGTGCGCTGTAGGTGTTGGCGAAGCCGCCAAGGCCCTGCAGGATGGCAGAACCGAGATACAGCGACGGCGAGGACGCCATGGTGCCGAGGCCGGACAGGGCCGACAGGACGAAGTCCTTGTTCAGGCGACCATCCTTGTCATAGGCCATCTGGCCGAGGCGGCTGCGCTCCTCGTAGGGCTTGTCCGAGGTCAGCATGCCCGCGCCAAGGCCGCGCTCGTCACGCGCAGCCGGTGCGCCGCCACCCACGCCCGCACCGCCAGAGGGGACGCCACCAGCGGTGGACAGGACGTAGTTTTGGGTCTCTTCGGGCAGATAATCGAGGTAGTTGCCGCCCAGCGCCGTGGCGCGGTCCAGTGCGGAAGACAGCGCGCTCGGCCCCGCATTGTAGGCAGCCGCCGCCTTGTCGAGGCTGCCGAAGCGCCGATACTGCTCAAGGAAGTAGGCCTCACCGATAGCAGCATTGTACTCCGGATCGTTGAGCCAGCGGTCGCGGTCCCACTCCAGTCCGGCCAGTTTGGCCGCTTCCGGACCGGTGGCCTCCATGACCTGACCGATCCCGACCGCGCCCTTGGGCGACGTCAGGGGATTTCCGTTCTCGTCAAACTGGCGATACCCGCTTTCCTGCTTCAGGATTTGGGTGCGGTAGAAGGTCGAGGGATCGGCTCCGGCGACGCCAGTGGGCGCGCGAGGTGCGGGCGACTGCCCAACCGTTCCGTCCGCAACTCCGCCCGCCAGAGGGGTCGGCTGTCCTGCGGCAGGGACTACCGGCGGCCCCTGAACCTCCGGCGCGGGAACCAATCCCGCCGGACGGGGTTGGGGACGCGGGGAGGTTGCCATGGGCGGCACATCCTGCGGAACAGGAGGCATCTCAACAGCAGACAAGCCGGTGCCAGCGGTCATCGGCATCGGCGTCGGAGCGGGGCGCTCCGGCGGCACGACACCGCCAGCGGGAACTGGCGCGGGCGAGGCTTCTGTTGCGTTGAAGCGGTCCCGCGCAGCCTGCGGCATGTTCCCTTCTGCGGCAGCTGCCAGAAGTTCGGCAGCCGTCATGCGGCGCTCTTCCTCCGGTGCGCCGCCGTCAGCATAGGCAGGCCGCACAAGGCCGCCCTGATAGAACTTGTGCGCTTGGCTGTAGTCGACGCGCTTCATGCCGTCGGGGCCGGTCATCACGGCGTTCGGATGGCGATCTTCCACCTCGTCTGCCATGAAGCCGATATGGGTCTGTTCGCGGTCGTCGCCCTTGTACTTGAAGCTGTAGATCGGCAGGCCGTGATCCGTACGACCGATGCGCCGGATGTCGTGCTTCATCCGGCGGTCGGAGAAGATCGTCGAACCCAGTTTGATGATGCTGGCAATCGAGCCTGCGGCGTCGCCGATCTGCCCCAAGGTGCTTTGCGGTGCGCTTGGCGTACCCCCGCTGGGGGTCATGACGCCCTTGTCTTTCTCGTCCTCCTGCGCCTTCAGGGTGTCGGAAAGGTAGGTCTCGCGCCCGACAGGCTGGTCAAGCTTGTCTTTTTGCAGGTAGGCAGCGCCACCGGTGGCGCGGGCGACGCCCCCACGGTAATTGGGGTTGCGGTCGAAGATGTCCCAGAAGTCCCCGCCTTTGCCGAAGGTTTCCTTCAGGT